AGATTGTATAGTGCTGAATATAAACATTCAACCCATCTGTATCAATGAATCTCTTTAACCAGTGTGTCGGATACTCAGGGTTAAATGAACCATCAAAACATGAATATGCCTTGTCAAGACGTGACTTGAGCATTTCAAACACTTTCTCATTCCACTTGGCAACCTCGTCACCATAGCAGTATTTAATGGACATACCCTGAATCTTAGCAACCTGTGATTCCTTTTCTGTACCAATGCAATAGACATCCTCTCCAGCAATTCTTACAATGTTTCGTCCATTGATATGACCAACAATAGCATCAGTATAAGTCTCTCTCATTGGCTGCAGGACGTTACGTTCAATTGTCTCACGAGATACACCCATGATTACATTAAGTCCAGGCTTCCCACGTCTCTCAACTATTCGTGCAAGAATAATATAGTTTACATCAACGTATGATTTCCCAGAACGAACTGCACCCTCTTTAAGATTCCATCTGGCATTGGCATTAAGAATGTACTCATTTTGTTTGCTTGTCATTTCTAGCATTCTGTTTTATGCCTCCTAAAATAAGATCAAGTTTCTCAAGAGCACTCGTGTCAGTAATTTCCTGTTTGTCTTTCCACTTCTCAGGTTGTCTGTTCTTAAGCCAGAAAATCTGAGCAGATATTGATGGCTGAACATAACGCTCCGACTGTAAAGTTATTAGTTCACCGTCTCTGCCAAGAATCTGTTTGCTCTCTGTTACATGATACCCAAGAGCAGCACGATACATAGCATTCTCTACTTCATAATCAGCAACTTCCTTGCCATCTTTTATGGCATTGCAAAAATCCTGATTAACATTTTTCCATCTGTAGAATGTACTTAGGGATATGCCAATGTTGTTAGCCATCTGTTCATTTGTTAAACCATCTCTAGCCCAACCACGCAAAAGCGTAAGAGCTTCTTTAGTTGTCCAGTTTTTAACACTCTTCATTCTCGGCATGATTATCACCTCATAGAGATTATAACAGATTTTTTAAATTTTTTCAAAAAAATTAAATACACAAAATTACAGGGCCTGTGTACAGTGTGTCTAGTAAAAGTACTAACTCTATATATATTTATTAAAATTATAAAATTATAAAATTATATAATCTTATAATCTTATAATTTATAAAATATTACAAAGAGTTAATAGTTTTACTATACACACTATACACAGAATCCAAAAAACACCGATAAATAGGGCATAATTTGAATTCGAAAAAATTCGTTTACTATACAACTACTATGCCACTACTATACACAACTGGCCTAAAAATTGTATACAATTTGAAACTCAAAGTAAAAAAATTATAAAATTATAGGATTTTATAATCTTATAATTTAAGAAATTTTCTGAAAAATTTAATTTTTACTATACACAACTAGACACGTGTGTATAGTAAGTTGTATAGTAAAAAAAGTTACTGTACCCTAACTTTAGCACATTTTATACACATTATTACAGTTTAGTGACCTTGACAAATTCAGAAAAAAAGAGTATAATGGCGAAATTAAAAACGTGATCTGTTGCGATCACGTTATTTTTATGTGTTGTGTGACTGATTGGTTGGTGGTAAAGGTGTCCATGCGATAACTTTTCCAAACTTCCAACCACTGGTATACCATATAAATTCATCTGCCACCTCGGTACTATAAGAACCTCTCGCTATTTCTTTATCATCATTTTCGTTGCGTACCAACACGTCTGTTTCTTCTTCAGGAAGCTTTTCACTAACAGGAATCCACTTCTGTGTAGGTGTTACTGGTGGCAAAGCTTCTATCGCTCCTAGTGCTATCAATTTACCATTTTTATCTCTGGTTGCTATACACGTTGCCCCTAGTTCGTACATGAATTTTCTGCTTACAGCATCTTCGCAAGACTCTTGTTCTTTTAATCGCTTTAATTCTTTTAACCACTCTGCAATCTGCTTATGGTCCTCGGCGCATTTCATATTCTCATAAGCTACGTCACGCTCATAAGGGTCATTTGTGTCACACTGTTTTGCTTGGTATTCACATTCGTGTACGATATCCTCTTCCCATTTAATTACTTCGTCTAATTTCTTCATTTTATTTCCTCACTTTCTATAATTAAACGAAACATAAACGAAACGTAAATTTTTTCGTTTCATTTATGTTTCACAATAATGGTTTATATTATCCTACGCCCACATCCAGGGCAATACTTTATCTTACCAAAACCTCTGGCACGGATATTAAAGTCTCTATCAAAGCCACACTCTGAACAGACTGTTGTTGGTTCTGGTGGGAATCCGTGATATGTTATTATCCACTTCGCTTTCTTGTCTGTCGTGCTGTCATCTGCTTTTATGATTACGTGTGCATCATTTAATGCCTCAGCAACTTCTGGGTCTGAATATCTGGTATCGACAGAATTCACATCAATTAGATCCCCACATCCTCTTGGGATTGGTGTTCCATTCGCCACTGCCATGTATATGCACGACATAATTGTCTTTCCACTTCGAAGTCCACTTGCCGTCATTATGTTATCCTTCAATGTCTCATAGATTCCATTATCTATGTCGATTACCATTCGCATATTTGTTCCTCACTTTCTTATAGAATACACATCTATTTCTAATAATTCCATTATCCACATTGGCACAATCAGAATATAAAGAATGATGAGCACGTCTTTCATTGCTCTATGTATCATTTATTTATTCCTTTATACGGTCTGCAGAAGTGCCTGTCAATCCAATTAACGTGAGGGTGGCATCCACTGGTTGCCACTTTTTTCGATTGGCAGACACCGTTTTCTCTGTAATAATCACATTCTCTACAGGCATTCTTGTTCAGTAACTTCTTTATTTTATTGATCATTCACCTACCACCTCGCATATCTTAGCGAAAGCATCATCACTATCCATTACTTCCATAGGAACAGTTCTATACTCTCTGACTATCTTCTGTATCTCCTGCAACTGTCTTAGCCATTTTGCAACTTGTCTACATTCGTCAGCATATCTTAGACATGGTACAATCTTTTCATACCTACCCTGTAATTGTGACTCCCACGCTTGCTCTTCCTTTTCCTCTACAGTATTCTCTGCATATTTAATCACTTCACCTATTTTCATTTTGTCTCCTCACCCTCTCTAATAATCATTGGTGCAAAATTACTATTAGCTATAATCTTCTCATAAGCATAGACTTTAGCTTTCAGCACGCCGATTTCCTTGTCGTGTTCATCTAACAGATGTTGCCTGATTATCCTTTCTACATCAGGCAAATATTCTGCACTTATAACAGGAAAATATTCTGTTTTACCAAGCAGCTCTGTTGGTCGTTTTAAATTTTTCAAATCTTTCATGAGTTTTTCTATGTCCATGACTATTCCTCACTTTCTTCATCATCAGTTGGTGTGCCAACATCTTTCATGAATCTTTTCTTTCCACGATTGACCTTGTATTGCTCCATTTCTTCCCATTCAGACTCACTGTAATTGAATAGTGCACGTATTTGATCAACCATAATCGACACATCAACCATTTCTTCCAATAGATTATCCCTTGCCTCATGACTGTCTGGATACCTTAGAATCTTGTTGCCAGCCTGTACAAGCTCGCCACACTCTTCCATTAATAATCTTATCCTATCATTGGCACCGTAGTGAATTGCTATTGCTTTGTTCCACTCTTGTTTAGTCATTTTTATCACTCCTTTTATAATCTGCACAGTAGAATGTGCTAGGCTCTCTCATGCGAAATCTATGTCCCATATCACACGCTTTTTCATTCTTTGCGTTATGCTTACAGTGCTCACATGTAGCGATCTCTACCAGAGGACACTTCTTTGCTCGTCGTTCATCATCCATGCTCACAACTACTTCTGGATTAACATCACAGCTATACCATCCATCATTGTCTATGAACGGGCAAAGAATGCAACTTTTCGGCATTTTCATATCTATTCCTATCATTATTTATTCCTCACTTTCATGTAAATCTACAAATGGCAAGACCAGAGGACATGCCAATGCGATTAAAACATATTCAAATAATTCTTTCACTTCTTCTTTTGTCATCGTTATCTCTCCTTTTTTAAAAAGGCAACAGGTAACTGAGATGTGCATGTGATTTGTGGCGCATGTCGTACAGAAAATAACCAATGAAAATTAAACACTTTTTATGACTTGAGGAGGAATACCTCCGATCTTTTTATATAGTATGTCGCTACCGATTGCGCCTATCAGTATTGACATTAATGTAAAAGCACATCTCACTTATCTGTTGCCTTTTAATTTTTTTTTTAAACAATTGATGAAGTTAATCATCTATTACACTTCTTCCAACTTTAGAAAAGTGGAAGAAGTGCATAGAATAGCACGTTTGTGACTGCTGCATTACCGAACTGTCTGTACAGCTGCGAATCACTGTTTACATTCATCATTTTCATGATGTCATCATCAGACACACCCATCAGACGACCCCATTCAAGTGGTGTCAATCTTCTTATTGACAACTTGTCACTATCTTTAATGATGTATGGACCAGTTGGTCTAGTCGTTGATGTTGTCAGCGTAGTGCTCATATCTCTTTCGTTGCAGGTTCTCAGGCTTCTTTCGAAGACTTCTCTTCTGGTGAATCTTCCACAATTCGTCTGCAATGACTTCAATGAACGCTCTGAAATGTCATATCTATCGTCAACATCCTTTTCAAGAAGATCAGATAATCTTAAAGATGACTTGAAACCATCTTCAAATTCATAGCTGTAATCTCCAAGAATTGACACCATGATTGTTCGGTTCCTGTCCTGTGGGATTCCGTAATCTTTGGCATTCATGTCCATCCAGAAATTTGAATACCCTTTCTGTTCCAAGAAAGCACACCACTTGTTGAAATCGTCGATACTCTTTTTTCCATGAACGTTTGGAACATTTTCCATCAGCAGAACCTGTGGTAGAGCATTGCATTCATCAAGCAGTCTCTGGAATTCCCATAACAGACCAGAACGTGTTCCACTGCCACGCTTCA